AATTTTATTCAGAATTTGATCCATTAACTAAGACCTTCAATAGGCGAGCTGGAATCATAAAACTTAATGATTTATTTCCTGCAGATGAAAGACGTCACTTTATTGTTAGCTTGTGTTTTATAGATATTAACGGACTTAAAGAAGTTAATGATACACTTGGTCACAAACTAGGAGATGAGCTTATAGTATCTGTGGCAGAAGTAATAAAAGAAACAATTAGAACGCATGACTTTGTTGTTAGATTGGGTGGTGACGAGTTCCTAATTGTTTTTAATGGTATTGATACTGCAATGGCTGAAACCATTTGGGAGAGAATCGTTCAAGTTTATGAACAGATCAATAAAGAAGAGAATAGACCTTACATTATAAGTGTAAGCCATGGTATTGTTGATTTTGATAATAAACGAAAGACTCATGTGGATGACCTGATTAATGCTGCTGATGAAAAAATGTACAATGAGAAGCAAAACATTAAAAATGGCTTAAATGTTATAAAGAAAAATCTTTGAGACTTATCAAGTCCATAATATTTTTATTTGAATAGTTATAGTCTGTAGTGAAATCCGTTTATGTTATATTTTAATTTGATAGAAAAAGCAAGGCACCCTACATTAACTTTGTAGAGTGCCTCGTTTTTTTCTATTCTTCAATATCAACTGTTAGCCCAGACTTGAATTCCACAGTGAATTTATCCTTGTGGACAGTAAACTTTTCGATTAGCCGCCTTACCAGCGTCTCATCGTATTCAGTAATGGCGGTGGGCTGGTCTTTGAGGAAGGCGCTCATGTCAACGATCCGCTTCTTGATCTCATCCTTGCTAGCGCTGTCCACCTGGAATTTTTGCTTCTCTTCTCTCAAGGTGTAAATATCATCTGCTACATCCTCATAATCAGATTTTGTGCTGGCCAGTTTGAGAAGTTCTGCCTGTAGTTCTCCTAATCTCTTGTCGATATCGGCTAGAGCCTGATTATTATCTTGGCTGATTACCGTGGCGATATTATTTTCTAGAATGGATAGGAAGGTGTCCTTCTCACCTAAGGTTTCATTTATGGCTCTGATAAGAATCTGCTCAATTGCACTTTCTTGAACAGTTCGAGCATCGCAGAATAGGCCAGTATTTTCAAGGCGGCTGACGCAGCGCCAAACGATGGACTTCTTGCCGCGATTGTTCCAGTGGACCCTTCGGAAAACCTCGCCGCAGGTGCCACAAACAATCATTTGTGAGAAACAGTGGTTGCTGCTGTAGGTCCTCTTTTTACCATTTGGACTGGTGTGGACAATCCGCCTTCTGATCAGTTCCTCCTGGACCTGCATGAAAATTTCACGCGGGATAATGGCTTCATGGCTGTTTTCTACATAGTATTGGGGGACAAGACCGTTGTTTTTAACTCGCTTTTTTGTGAGGAAGTCCACGGTGTAAGTTTTCTGAAGGAGTGCATCCCCGATATATTTTTCATTCCGGAGGATTTGATTGATGTTGCTGGTGTGCCATTTGTCTCGCCCGGCACCATTCTTGATGCCATCAGCCTCAAGTCCTCGGGCAATCTTTAGCATGCTGGCCCCTTCCAGGTACTCTCTATAAATGCGTTTTACAATCTCAGCTTCCTCTGGAACAATGACCAGTTTCTTATTCTCATCTTTGGTGTAGCCTAGAAACCATTTGCAGTTCACTTGTATTTCGCCTTGTTGGTACCGGTATTGAAGTCCAAGCTTTACATTTTGGCTGAGTGACTGACTCTCTTGCTGTGCGAGGGAAGCCATGATGGTGAGCATAACCTCACCCTTGGAATCCATGGAGTTGATATTTTCCTTTTCAAAAAATACTGCTATGTGCTTATCCTTAAGCTGCCGGATGTACTTCAGGCAATCCAGAGTGTTTCTAGCAAAACGGCTTATGGATTTCGTAATCACCATGTCAATATTTCCTGCCATGCATTCATCTATTAGGCGATTAAACTCTTCACGTTTCTTGGTGTTTGTTCCTGAGATTCCATCATCCGCAAAAATCCCTGCAAGCTGCCAGTCTGGATGACCACTGATGAACGCTGTGTAGTGTTCAATTTGGGCATCATAACTTGATGCCTGCTCATCACTATCGGTAGATACTCTACAGTAGGCGGCTACACGAAGCTTAGGTTTTTCTTCATCTTTGTTCTTCCTGGAATGTTTTCTTGCAGGAATCACAGTAATATTTTTATTCAATATTCTCCACCTCCATTTCTATCAGGCTGTAGGCGTACTCTGCCTGTTTAAAAGGATCATCAAACTGTTCATTACCATCTGCAATGGAGAAGGAAGTGGGAGCAGGAGATCCTATAAGTTCTTTCTTTTCCCAAATACGGCCAAGCTTCTTAGCTCGATTCAGGCGCTCTATCTCAGTAGCTTCAAAGCTATCGTTATCAATGATTGCAGGGTAGAAATCATCGCCAACGTATCTTTTATTTTTCAGTATGTTACCTATTCCAGCATGGAAGGCTTTAATGCCAGCTTTTTTAGCAGCCGTTGCAAGTGAATCGCCAGATAGGTAAGCCTCAAAGAGCAACTTTATTTGATCAGCCTTTTCATCATCGACAATAGCTTTACCATTTTCAATTCTGTAGCCGTAGGGTGTGTGGCCCATTCAACTCACCAACCTTTCTTTTAAAGTAATGCCGCCTTTCAATTCAAACCCTATTTCTTCCCTTGAAAAGACAATGATCTGGTCTACAAATCTGTCAAAAACATTATCGTTAAATTCTAAGAGCATCGGAGATTTGGTCGTAAACCGCAAGAGCTCATTGACATATTTTTGAGTCTCGTCATTGCTATTTAGTAACCTCATCAAGGACTCTTTTTGTTGCTGCAGGCGTTTAAGTTCATGTAAAAGTTCATTGTTCCCTTTGTTGTATACCGCTGGATCAAGATACCCTTTGGTCATAAGGCCAATGAGCACCTTTTGCTGTTCACCATTCTCTTCAATCTTCTTATCTACCTCTTGAATCTTTATAAGGCTGTCTTCTGAATTTATTCCACTAAGACTATCTAGTAGGGGCTTTAGAATTAACTTATGGCCAAAGATGAGTTTGTTCGTCATCGTGGTAAAAGCATGCTCGAGTTGAGTCTCGGGAATAGATTTCATCGAACAACTATCGATGTCTGAAATGTGAGTAGAGCAGGACCATGTGATCTTGTGTTTTCCTGAGGTCATGACCCTTCGCTTAAATTTCCCGCTGCATTCACTACAGATGATTTTTCCTGAAAAGGGGTAGCGGTTAAGGTATTTAGTGGTGTTTTTTTTTATGCCTTTTTCCCGTCCGCGTTGCTCTATAACAGCTTGAACAGCTTCAAATTCATTGTGGCTAATGATGGCTTCATGATGTCCCTTAAAAAGGTACTGATCTTTCTCACCGTTGTTGATGTGTCTATTAAAGGAGCTGTCAGTGTAGGTTTTTTGAAAGATAGCGTCACCAGTGTATTTTTCGTTGGCGGCCATTCCACGTATTGTAGTCGATCTCCATTTGCCACCTTTTTGAGTTGGAACGCCTCGCTGGTTCAAGTCATCAGCAATCTTCTGTGTGCCTTTTCCAGATAAAACCTCAGCAAAGATAAAGCGGACAATTTCAGCCTGTTCCTCGTTGATAATCAGCTTCCCATCGACACTGTCGTAACCATAGGGAGGAGAAGAGATTTTATAGGTTCCATTTTGGAATCGTCTCTGTATAGACCACTTGTTATTCTCTGAAATGGAGATGGACTCACTTTCGGCCAGTCCACTTAGGATTGACAGCATGAGTTCGCTTTCCATGGAGCCTGTGTTTATATTTTCCTTCTCGAAATAAATGAAGATGCCAAGGTCAATTAATTTTCGCACCAGTTCCAAACAGTCCGTGGTGTTTCTGGCAAACCGACTGATGGACTTAGTTACGATAAAATCAATTTTCTTATGCTCACAGTCGGAAATCATCCGAAGCAATTCAGGTCGTTTTTCTTTTTTAGTTCCTGTGATGCCTTCGTCGTAGTATAGGCCAGCAAACTCCCAATCAGGATTTGCTCTAATGTAAGCTTCATAATGTTTAACCTGTGCTTCTAGGCTTAGCATCTGGTCATCGGAGTCTGTAGAAACTCTGCAATATGCCGCCACACGAAGTTTAGAATGCTTTTGGTAATCACTTGAATTTTGATTGATTTTCGTTACCTTTTTCAATTTTTCACCTCCTTGTAGTGTCACATATTACCTCTGAAACGCTTTAATAGCAACGACTTTCAGGCATAATCTGTGCTAAAGCTGGGGTGAAAGATTGACGATTGAGTTTCGTAATTTTGTTAAACTCAAGTTCAGAAATGAGTCCTTTTTGAACCAAGTTTTCAAGTACCATTTGTGCCCTAATGTAATCAAATTCTCGCTGAAGCTGGTCCTGTGAAATGGTTTTTTTCTCAATCGATATTTTTGGAATTGTATCAGTGACTTTCATTTAATTTCCTCCAATCGGAGGGCAGAAGACCCTCTCACCATTCACAGGACAGAAAGAGGGTTAATGAGTAATTGAAAATAAAAAAAGCCGCTAAGTGCAAGAGAAGCACCTAGCGGCAAAGACTCAGCTATTCAATTTTAATAAAGGCATCAGTAAAGCCTGCAGCTTTTACTCTGGCCAGCATAGCATCAGCATTGGACTTAACGCTGTAAGCCCCGACCTGGACCCTGTAAAGCTTCTGAGGCGATGTATTGGAAGGAGTAGGGGCTGTCAGTAGCTTTTTTACGTCATCTCTGAAAGAATCCATACTCTTACCATGCCTAGAAAACCAGTGCTGAGGGTCTCCGTGATTACTGGCGATTTTCTTCTGATAACCTTCGTAGTGGCCAATGATGTCCTCCTCCGTCAGGTCATAGAGGTTACAAAGATGTGCACAAAGTTCCGTGGCTTCTTTGTAGACCGCGTTGAAGTATGAAGCATCGGACAGGTTGTCTTCACAGATTTCAAATCCGATATGACTATTATTTGCGTCACCACCTGCATGCCAGCCTCTATGGTCCCAGGGTAGTGTCTGATAAGTTGCGATGGTGTCATTTTTTAGCTTTCCAATAAATGCATGGACACAGACTTGTCTGCCACTTGGCCTATGCTGGTTCCAATGATTGTTGTATTGGTTTTCTCCTAGGATGCCATCATCCGGGCCAACATATCTGCGAAGATAGGGGTTATTAGCCCCAGTGCTGTGGACCATGATGCCACTGGGTTGAATTTTCCTACCTGCTTTATAGCATTCATTTTCTGTAAAGATTAGTTTTTTAAGGTTCATTGTTCTCCTCCTTCAAGATGACCACACATTACTTTGTTCCATCCTTATCGCCACCATCTTTTAACTGTTCAAGAATCTCTTTGAGTTTCTCAGGTACAGGAAGCCCGATTCTTGTTGAGTTTTCAATGATGCTGATTCCTTCATTGGATAGATAGAAGAAGATAACTGCGGTTCTGATGGCACCACCATCTCCGATAATGTTCTGATCAATAATGTGGGCAATGCCTACAAGGGAGAAGATCACCACTTTCTTGAAAATGCCCCGAGCACCTACATCACTGGAAAGATGCTTTTCTAAAATAGCGCACATCACTCCAAGAATATAGTCAATTACCACAAAGGCGATCAGGGCATATAAAAATCCATCGTAACCTCCGAGAAACCAGCCAAGCCACCCACCAATAGCGGCAAAGACCATTTGAATAAAAGTCCAAATATCTCTCATGTAATTTCCTCGCTTTCATAAATATTTGTATATAAAAAGACGCCTAGTTAAAGGCGTCATAATCCGATAGAAATAAGCTTTAATTAATAAGGTGCATAATAAACATAGCCGCTGGCCTTGGCATAGAAGCCATCTCCTGGAATGTACATGGCACCATCGAAAGTGTCGTACTGACTTGTTGTGAAGCCTGGCTGCTCAACACCCTCCCAATAGATTCCGTCATTGGAAACGCAAAGCATACTCTCTTTTAGAAGCGCAAACTTTCCCCAGTCCTCCATCCAGATGATGTTTCTTGGATTTGGGATATTGTTGTTGGCCAGATCTCCTACCCAGGAGAGATTGGTTTCTGTAATCTGGGTCGCGTCGTCATTCATCACACAGAGCTTCACGTAGTAGGTGTAATCGCCACCCACATTGGTGTAATTGAACTTCATCACAAAGAGGACGTCATTGACAGAGCGAATAAACATATACCGGGTGTCATTTAGATCTTCTGCAATCGTTGTGGTCCAAAGACCAGGACTGGCTGAACTCGCTATTGCTATGGATTTATCTCCACCAACCACGCCGACAAAGTTTCCTTTATGTGTAGTCAAGTATTTAAATATTGGTACGGAAGTTCCATCTGACCCAACCAAGGTCCAAGCGGTTCTTTCTTCAAGGGAGTCGAAGCTATAATAGACTGGTGATTTGTAGTACCACCAACTGACGATACCTGATCCTCTATTCATGTCATAAGCACCACAAGTCATGGCGTTATAGGCACCCGGACAGTATCCAGCATTATGCCAAGTGATGCCATCAAAAGAAGCGATGACATTAGCAAGACCCACAATCTTAGCAATAAACACGCCATTGGCTGCATAAAGAATCTCCGGCTGGCCATAGCTCCACCAAGGAACGCTGACAACGGTCCACTGCTTGGTGGTCTTGTTCCAGTAGGACATATATGGGGTTTTGGCATAGTAAACTGCGATCTGCGCGTTACCATTATCATAAACGTTGATTTGCTTCTCACTGCCGTACTGGGTATAGCCAAAGTTGTTATAGTACTTCTTGGTCCAGCTGAGTGTCGGGATGGTGAAGAGAACCTCACCACGTCCTCCAAAGGCCGTCCAAATGGCTAAGGTATTATTAAAAATATGATCATAACTCATGGAATCGGCCCTCCTTTATACTTTGGTGACGCTGGTGATTCTTCCACCGCTATCTACGGTGTAGTTATATGTTGCTGTTGTTCCATCTGCATATTCGATATAAAAACTCATCATATCCACCGTTAAAGTGGAGACTTCCTTTAAGAGTAGCTCCGAGAAAATGTTATCCAGAGTGATGCTTGTAATCCTGCCGCCACTGTCAGTGGTGTATTGATACTGGGCATGATATTGATGAGTATCTCCCTTTTCCACGGTATAGGTCACATCAATGGTGGTTTCATTCACCACCAGATTGGAAACGATGGTGTAGGAGACCCCTAAATCGTTCACCTGTGTTTGAATATCATCGACGGAGCTTCCTACATTGTTCAACGAACTCTCTATTCGATAAAAGGTGTCTGAAATGCTAGGCCTATACCTGCCTACTTCCACCCGGATGTTGTACCGGTAGAATGGATTGTATTCAAGAGAGATGATCCTGGTCTTCACATTAATGCCTAAAGGATAGAAGATGATGTGCACATTATCGCCCACAGCCAGATCCATCAGTTTGAAAAAGGAAATGTCATAGGAAGAAGCATTCTCCCTGGAATCATGAGAGACCGCCACGTTTGTGACATTCTTTGAGCCCATGACCGGGATATAGTCAGTGGAGCCTCTATGACTGCGAATATTGATATTGTAGCCATCGTACTCAATCTCCCCACCAAGGATGGCGATGTACTGCATGAGGGATGCTCGCCTCGAAACCTTTTGGTTTATTTTCATGGTGATGCTTTCTGTAAAATCTACTACTCCAGCGGAGAAAGGAGTACCCGCAAGGAGTTGAGACAATCCCATGGCTGGATCACCCGTAAAATCAAACTCAGTAATGTTGTACATCTCGTGGTTGAGCAGGTAGGACACATGCTCACAAAGAACAGAGCAGACCGGCAGGCTCCCTTGAATTGATTTGCTGATTTGAACCAGTTCAAAATACTGATTATCTAGTTTTGCAATTTGCTTTGTTTTTAAAGCCAGTGCAGACTTCGCCATAACAGTAAATGAGAGGGTAAACTCACCCTCCAAGGTTTCTCTAATATTTGAGCTGATGACTTTCTTAACGGACTGAATCATGGTTGCTCCCGCGTAAATTTCAATCAAGGGATCGCCTCCTTTCTATTAACTTCCAGCCACACCCAGGTTTCTAACTGTGACGGTGTTTTGGTTCCACTGAAGCTGTGCAATAACACGGGTTAGAATATTACCGTCAATGGTAAGAGGGATAGTCACATCAAAGACTGCGCCGTCAGAACCACCAAAACTTCCAGTGACTTGAGAGTTCAGGTCCAAATCAAAGTCTGTAGGAATAGCTCCCTGCATATCTTTTTCCACATCACCCATGGCTTTCTCGAAGCCCTCTCCAATACCTTCACCCATGTTGGAACCAATGCCTGCAAATACCTTTGAAGGAGATCTAATACCAAGAACCTTCTTAACGCCACCAACGATCCCGTTGACCATGTTTTTTACTTTTTCTCCAAGCCAACCAATCATCGATGCAATACCGTCCCATAAACCTCTGGCGATATTTCTTCCCACTTCTAGTATGGATGGAATCCCACGGGCTAGTCCGGTGACAATAGACATGATGATCTGAGGCAGTTGAGCCACGATCTGAGGAATGGCACGAATAAGTCCCATACCAAGCTGAATGGTCAGCTGAACCCCCATTTCAATGAGCTTTGGTAGGTTACTGGTGATGAAGGTAATGATGCTGTTAATAATCTGAGGTAAGGACTGAATCAGTGTTGGCAGAGAGTTTAAAAGTCCCATAGCCAAGCCGCTGATAATCTGAAATGCTGCATCTAGTACCAAGTCCAGATTGTTGATTAAGGTGGTAGCGATCAGAATAACCGCTTCTACAATGGATGGAATAAGTTCCGGCAGCGCATCTCCAAGTCCAGTAGCTAAAGT